AGCCGCTTGCCGTCGGCATCGCACAGCAGCAGGGCGGCGATGACGCCACGCATGCCGACGTGGTTGCCCTTGGCCTTCTCGATCCACAGATCGAGCTCGTCGCGGGTGTCGGCGGTCGGGTCGAGGATGTAGACATCCTGCCCGAGCGACTTGATGTGCAGCTTCTGCGGCGGCCTGCGGGTGGCCAGCGAGAGAATCGAATCGACAGTAGTAAGAGCCATCAGTCCTCCCCGGTGAACACGAACGAATACGCTGACTGGATGATGCCGCCGGTCTCGCCGGCCCGCTGAGACCGCGTGATGGCAGCAGTGCGAGAAACGGAGACGCCGCCGACCGCGAAGGCGAGCGTGCCGCGGAGTCCCATATCGGACGCCACGAAGATCGGATTGCCCAGCGCCCGGAAAGAGACGGTGCCGTTGTCGACGGCCGCCCAGTTCAGTTGGCGGACGACGCGAGAGTTAAGCCCGGAGCCGACGATGGTGGCCCCGGCGGGCGTGAACTCGTACGGAGTCGATGCCGCATGCTCCGCGTCGAATCCAGTCACCGGCCCGAGGGACACGCCGGCAAAGGATGCCGTGAGCCCCTGAGCGTCAGGGATTGGGGAGCCCGGCATCGGTCACCTCTCAGCCGGTAACCTCGAACGTGGCGGATCCCATGACGAACTCGCCCGCGGCTCCGCCTTCTTCAAAGTCGGTGCAGATCGCGTTGACGCTGGTGAGACCGAGCCCGGTGCAGGCGAGGGCGTACGCGGCGTCCTGGGCAGGCGGATTCTTGCCGAAATACTCCAGCGAGATCGTCGCGCCGGGCTTGAGCGGCTTGATCTGCTTCTTACGGGTCGCGTTGGCGGCGAGCGTGCAATCCGACACGTCTTCGGTGTCGACTGCCCTCTTCACCTTGATGCTCTTCGCCCGGAACTCGATCGCGTTGAACGAGAAGACGAGCCCCTGCATCGTGTCGAGCGTTGCCGGAACTGCGGGCATGGTGTTACTCCTGCCAACGGATAGAGATATTCATCTCGACGACGAACGTCGGAATGTCACGCCCCTCGAGGAAGACGGGCGTGCCGTCCTTCTCATCGGTGACGAAGACATGGTCGATAGTCGCACCCGACCCCGACCCTGTGAAATTGTGGAGAGCCGCGCGGATCGCATCGGCCGCCGCCCGCACGAGCGTGTAGCCGTCGGCGTACACGTCGACCGTGAAGTCGCCGTCGCAGAATCCCGTCAGCCCGCTGGTCTGGATCTCCCTGGCGGTGGAGTCGCGGGCGTAGACCACGAACGGCGGCGCGGTGCCTTCCGCCGGCACCAGCGGCCAGGCCGTGCAACTGCCGGCCGTCTCGATCGTCGCCTTCAGCCAGGCTTCCGGGCTGCTCACTTGCCACCGGCCTTCGCGGGCGGCTCATCGGACTCGATCACGCCGGCCTTCCGCAGCTCGGCGAGCGTGTCGGCGTCGGCATAGATCGAGTCGCCGGGCCGGTACGGGCCGTGGGGCTTGGAGAAGATCACGAGCGTCATGGGAGCCTCCGGGGATGCTTCCGTTCTGCGGGACTGGGCGGCGGTCTGTGAAATCACCGCTTGCGGCGGTAGTCCGAGCCGACTGCCTTGCCGCTGTTCAGCTCGGTGGCAGCCTTCTCGAGCTGAACGGCCATCGTCTTCATGAGGTTTGCGGCAGCCTGCGGCTTGAAGCTACGCATGACCGCCTGGACGATCGGCCGCTTCGCCATCCGCTTCGTACCCTCCTCGATCCAGATCGCCTTCCTCGACTCATCGCCGTACTTGTAGCCAAGGGTGCCGACGGCGATTCCGTCGCGGTTGTTGCCGATGTACCGCGATTTGGCCGTGGCGGCACGCCGGAGAGCGCCGTTGCGGCGGAGCTTGACCACGCCCTTCTTGTTCGCCTTCATCACCATGCCGACCGGCGTGGCGGCCCGAAGTGCCGAGACCCCAGGGCGAAGCGCGTCACGCATCGCCTTACCCAGGTGCTTCTTGGCGATGTGCCGCGGCAGCGCCTTGTATGCCTGCATCAGCGCCCCGATCTCGCCAGAGACCTGATCCCAGTTGGCCCAGATCAGTGCGTCGGTTTGGATGTCGCTCATGTGGCCTGCTCCTCGCACCCGAGCTCGAGCTCGTCGCGGAAGCCCCGCTCGACCACGGAGGCGATGTAGAGCAACCGGTTGCCGCGGCTCGTCCACCGGAAACGCATCTTGCCGGTGACGCCTGCGACGTAGCGAAGCATGACCGTGTGCGAGATCGTCCCGCCGACCTGCTGCCGGCGCTGCTGCTCGGAGTAGGACGACTCCTCGACGGAAGCCCGCACGCGGGCAAAGGTCGTCCACGTCTGGATCGTCTCGCCGAGGGCGTTCCGCGTCTCGGCCGGGTACTCGATCACCCCGGACTCGCGGTAGTTGACCGTGGCCATCAGAACCTCCCGTCGATCGACTCGCTCGCCAGGAGCGTTTCCACGGCCATCGGCAGGACGATCGCCGACACATCGGTCGGCACCGCGGATCGGTTGTCGTAGAGGTGCCGGATGATGAGGAGCATCGCCGAGCGGATCTGCGGGGCGATCTGCTGCCCCGGCGCGACGCCGGCCCAGTAGGTTGCCGTCAGCTCACCGCCGGCCCAGCCGAGGCCGGGCTGAAGGTTGAACCGGATGAGAGCCGGCCGGCAGTCGGAATCGATGGCGTAGGATCCTGCGTCCATCGCCGTGCCGTCGACCGTGAGGGAGATCGGGTAGGAGCCGCTGATCAGCAGCGGCGGATTCGGCAACTCGACCCCGTTCGGCCAGGCGGTCGACTCATCGGCGAACGCTCCCATTGCGTTGGCGTTGAAGCCCCACTTGGCCCGGTACTGCGTGGCCACGAGAGAAACACCGAGCCGGCGTTCACACAGCCGGCGAGCCGTGGCGATGAGCGTCAGCAGGATCTCGTCATCGTCCTGCTGTTCAGGGACGAGACCGCACTGATTCTTTGCGAGATCGAGCGGCACCGGCTCGACCACCGGCGGCGTGACCACCACGACCGACCGGGGGCGGGGGAACCGCATGGCGTGATCCTCGCGGGGAAAGAACGAGGAGGCCGGCGGGGGGCTGGGGAGCGCCACCCGCCGGCCTCACTTCGGGGGAGACAGGATCAGGACGTGGCCTTGGCGAGACGGCCGACGAACTCGGGGCCGTGGTTCAGGACACCCAGCCTGCTTGACGCGACGAAGAGCGTCTGCCGGTTGCGGACGAGGAGCTCGCGCGCCACGTCGAACTTGATGCCCTCGGCAGCGAGCCCGACCGCGGTCGACTTGGAGAAGTCGCCGTAGAGGGCCAGCGTGGTCGCGGGCATGCCCTTGGCGAGGAACACCGGGGCACCGTAGACCGTCGGCACGACGCGCCCGCCGCCGACCGTCATGGTCGTCTGCTGGGCCGACCACAGCTTCATCAGGTCGACGTACCCGGCCTTGGAGCAGACCCACGCCCCGGTCCCCATGACCGTTTCGTCCACCTTGCCGACAACGTCGGCGAGGTTGGCGGAAGTGGTCGAGGAGGCGAGAGCCACGGTGACCGTGTTGGGGTTGCTGGCGATCGCTGCGACGGCCGCCGGCAGGCCGGCGATCGTCGGAGCCGAGCTGTTCCCGGCGAGCCACTTGGTGTCGTACCAGACCGCGAAGGCGTAGGACACGCGATCGACGATCAGCCCGGCCACGTCGATCGGCGAGTCGTTCAGGAGGGCGTTCGACACCGGCACCGAGCCGCCGGCCTCGTAGAGGGTGAGCGTCGGGCCGCTGGTCGAGATGTCCTGATCGGAGAACGCCGCGTGTTCAGCGGCGAAGCCGACGGTGAACTCGCCGCTCTTCGGGAGGTTGATCGACTGGCCGGCGGGCCGGTAGAGCGACGCGAGCTGGAGAGCGACCGACTGGTACTGAAGCCGGTTGATGACGGCGTTGAACAGCTCGGTGACGACGTAGGAATCGCCGTAGCCGGAGGTCGTCTCGCCCATCGCCCGCTTCTCGCCGGCGGCGAGCCGCTGGAGGAACTCGCCGACATCGGCGGCTACCTTGGCCGACCGGAAGCCGCGGTTCCCGCCGAGAGCCGGCGTGCCGCGGTCCTCTTGCTCGTTGTCCTTCACCGCGGCGCGGTTCTCGCTGGTGCTGGTGATGCCCTGGCGGAGCGCGAGGAGCTTGGCGTCGAGGGCGTTCTCGGCGGCGAGCTTCGGGGCGATCTCATC